ATCAAAATCAGTACCAGTTAACACAATGTTATAAGTTAATCCGCGGTATCCTTCACTAATATTTAAACTAGTTAAAACTGGAGTCGTTACTGGTGTAGGAGCTTCTACTGCGCCAATATCATAATCTGCAGAAAGATCAGCATCTCCATCTATTGGTCTAATGAACCCAAAAATATCTGGAGATGAATCTGTGTCTACCGTTCCAGTATCTATTGCAGCACTTCCCGTATCTAAATTAAAGTCTCCGTTATCTGGATCAACCCAATCAGGATCAGTTGTTAAATTAGTTTCATTTGTTGTTGAATCGCAACCATCATCAATAGCTGTTCCACCGTTCATAAATGAAATATTATTTCTAATTATACATGTTGTCCCGCTAGCAATTTCAATTCCATCCCCTGTATTATTATGTATAGAATTATTAAGGAATTTAGGAGTAATACTTGTACTAATTATACCATCTGTTCCATTTATATCTATAATATTATTAACTATTGTAGCGCTTTCTCCTTGCAGATTTATTCCAGCCCCAGTAGCACCTGTAATTCTATATCCGTTAATTATAATATTTTCGGATAAATCAGGGATTGTCCCTGGCACAAGAGATAGAGAGCTATATTTACAATTACTTGTATCATCAGCAATTGCAAATCCTACTGGCGTTGTCGTTGCTGGTGACTCTTCAGCGGGCCTTGAGCTTACTTGAAGAACAGCAGCGTCTACACCATTTTCTTGAGTTATTTCAACTTGCCCTATTTCTGTTACTGCCATAGTACCAGACATACTCTGACACGTAACAAATTGCATTACTAAATCGCCTTCAGCACTAATAGGTGTTTGTGTATCTCCTGTTATAGCTGTTCCTTGCCCAATTGAAATAGTGCGTACTGAGGCATAATTTTCAATACTTCCACACCATATGGCATTATCAAAGAAAGCAGCAGATAAAGTATAAGTAATACTTGCTGTTTCCGCAGAAGGACTTTCTAACCAGACTAATTTATGCGCTACTCCATTTTGATATACTAATGTAGACCCGTTGTAGTCAACAAATGTTTCATTTCCACCAGAGGCATTAAAAACTACGCTAGTTACAGTTGTAGTTTGAGCGTTATTATCAACTAATTCTAATGCGCAAATAATAGGGTCGCCAGTAGAAACAAAATTAGAAAGTATAGTAGGCGTAGTAGTATTTTGTGCTGAATTTTCATGCCCTATCGTAATAGATCCAAGAGCAACACCATCTTCCACAAGAATATTATCTGTGCCTGATCCGCTAATAGTTGCAATCTCAGCAGCAGATCCGCAACCAATTACAATAGAACCTCCGCTGCCAACAAGATGTAAATTTTCCTGCGCGCTATCAATAATATTTACACATTGCAATATTATACCATCGCTATTGGCTTCTACACCAATTCCTCCTGCATCTGTAACATCTAAATCAGTAAGCCTAAAATTTTCTGAATCAATGTCTGCTAAAAAACCATGCTCTGTTGTATTAGTTGCATCAAAATCTATTCCAGAAAAATGCCAACCAGAAGCATCGACTAGATATACACCACGGGTAACTGAAGTACCAAAACTAACAGAAGCAGTAGTTACAGCCGTAACTGTAATTTCATTTCCTACAGGGCACGATGTAGTAATTTCTACTGTCGCAGATTCTACTGATTCTCCAGGTTGAGCTTGTATAGTTGTCCCGCATGGCGCTTGTGAAACAGCAAATCCAAATGTTTCCCAAGGATCTCCAGGTGTTCCATCTCCCCCATTATCACCTGTGACTGGATTATATGCGCATAATGGGAAACAGTCTGTTCCAAACTGTACTTCATAGGCTCCAGCGTCATATAAAGTATCTGATGGCCGTGGGTTATTTAAAAAATCAGTATCGACAAGTCCAGTTAAATCAAAACCAAAATTGACAGCAGGAGATCCTGGGGAAATTGTAAAATCTCCATTAGGTGCATCGGTATATCCTGGGTCAGCAGTAAGATTATTTGATGTAGTATATCCAAGAGGATTATTAATTCCAGAACCGTTCCCAAACACAATATTATTTCTAGCAACTTTATCTACTGATGCATGTTGAGAATTCAGATTGATGCCAATAGAGCCGTTATTCCAGACGGAGTTATTGAAAATGTCCATTCCGTCAACGGCGCCCCACTGGGTATCGATGCCAATGCTACAATTGTTATATACCAGCGAATTCTTGAATACGGAATCAGTTCCATTACCAAAATATGTGCCTGGAGCGCAAGTAGCTCCAACAAATCCATTATTGTAGATTCTCACTCCATCAACAATAGTTCCACCACCGCATGGAGTTCCTGGTGCTGTTGTATACCATTGCTGGATACCACTAGCCGCATTATTATAGTACGAGCCACCTTTAATTAACGTATTCTGGGCGCACGACAGATACATGCCGTGGTCGATGTTGGTTGTTTCGCCGTTGTCATGAACATCCATATTCAAAAATTCGTTGTCGTGGGACAGGAGGTTGACTGAAATTCCACCCGATCCAGTCGTTTCCATCACTTCAACACCATCGAATCTAATGTGATGGACGGCTGTAGTTGCCAAACGAATTCCAGAGTTGGATGCAGCCCCACCTACCCGAGAGTCGAACGTCAATGATCCATTTGCCGCTTGAAAAATTAAATAAGATACAGCTATTTGTGCATTAAATGGGCCAAGTACTACAATTTCATCCATATATGGTTGAATAGTAATAGCATTTGCAAATGAAACTCCGCTATTTACTCCAGTGCATCCTCCTGTTTGAATCTTAAGCGGCCATCCCGCAGTATGTGTTCCTCCCCTGATATTAATTGTATCCCCTGCAACGGCAGTTTGAAGTGCCTTACATAAAGTTAAAAACGGAGTGCCAATTGAACCATCAGCCGCGTCACTACCAGTTGTAGCAACATAATAGTCTGCCGCAAACAAGGGACTAGCCCATAGCAATATAACTAAAATAATAATTTTACGCATAATTACACTTAATTTAATGGGGTGCCTAACTCGAATGTCAAGTCAAGCACCCCATTAAACTTTTACAGTTCAGGATCGGGCGGAATAGGGTCTTCTGGGTCCAACCCCAACGATGCAAGCCTGTCCCGCGCCGACGTCAGACCGGACAGCACCTGTTCTTCCTGTTCAGCAGTCAACCCTCCGGCCGAGATCAAATTAATTAATTCCTGAATCTTTGCAGCAATCCTATCTGTTTCCGCAGCCATAGCTGCTAGCAAGGATTCAAAATCTGCTAATGTCGCCATAATCTTCTCCATGCGCCATAACAACAGCGCAACCAAACAAATAATCAACACGGATAGTACAGTTAGTACTACCATTGGTTACTCCCCTGTCTCCTGCCTCTAGAAATCATTCTCAACTTCAACTCCAAATTTAGAAAAAGACCTATGCGGAAAACGTGGAGTATAAAGGTGTATAATAGGAGTACTATCTGATACTAACTTTCTAGGACGATTTATAATATCATCTATAAGATCACCATAAATAGAAGATAAGAGTTCCCATTTAGTTTTAAAATATTTAGAAGCTTTTATATTAGTTCCTTTACCTTCTTGTAAATATGCCCTATAATTAATATATGCTTTTAAAAGTCTACGTCTAAACATTTCAGGCACCCGCAATGATATATAATCGCTAGTTCTATAAAATTCCACGATTACCCTAGCAGGTATCTCAGTGCCATATAAATTATCGCTTGCAGAATCTATACTTTCTGCAGGTGCAGGAAAGAACTGTATAGATTGCCTGCTTACATTATTATAAATGTAGTTTTCAGGCATCCCGACTTGAACGCCGCTATATCCAGTATCTCTTAATTGCCGATGACTGCATGGAGTAATTTTACGCCCTTTCCAAGTAACTCTACGAATATTTAGAATGTAGTCAGGAAGAAGATATTCGCTAGTTCCGGAATTAATTGCTAAACTTAGTCTATCAATAATACAGGAATGCATATCAATAAATGCATCCTCTCCACGTTTAGATAAACGAATAATTGCTGCATTTTCCCAAATCATGCTAGCCTCATTAAATCTGCGCCAGATAAATTTTTCACCTGCATCATGTATTCATCTACGCCAATATAATATGGAACTAAATATTCTTCTGCTTTTGTGAATTCTTCTGATTGTTCAAGAATATCTCCAGTACAGTATAATGTTATAAGGGATTGTCTGCTTTCAATAATCAAAGGAGTTTCTTCATCAACCACAGTAGGGGCGGTCGCAGCATAAATCAAATCAAAAGTTTCATTAGATATTACAGAATATTTAGGAAAAATCGCTATACGTTCATGGCCAGCAGGCATCCATAACCTAGGTGTCCCATTTTGTTTTTCCCAATCCCAATGAATTATATCTAATTGTCGTATATTTGTATTATCTTCTAGCCACATATTACTAGCATTGTTAAAAATTGCTAGAGGCCAAAAATAATCAGGCACAATATCTCTAAATTTATAATAGCTTAATCCTCCTTGCCAAGAAATTGCAGATTGCTTCTTAGTTATACATCTTGTTAATATTGCAATATCATTATATGCATCTTGAACAGAATTATTTAATTGCGTTTCATTAAAAAAAGTTATTCCAGCATCATTTAAATTTTCTCGAATATTAACTTTAATTGTACTAAAAATCATGCGCTAATACCAAAATAGCTAGCATTTGCAATCATCCCACGAGTTACTATATTTCCTCGTTTACAACTTAATATTGTGCCATATTCTCCACAAGACCCTTTTTCAGGGGTATAATAAATATCCTTAAATCCATTATCAAGTAGATATGTCTTTAGATGGCTAGATATGACAGGAGTAGTATGATAATCTCCTGGATACTTTTGCCTACCATATAAAGTCATCCGCCAAAAGTCCCTTACACCAAGATGATTTTCTATAAAATACTTAGCACACTTTTCAAATTCAGGATAAGCTAAAACCAATGTCCCATCTTTCTGAAGCACACGATGAAATTCAAAAAAAACTTTTCCCCAATATTTAAATTCTATATGCTCAATATTATGGATGCACCAAATCTCTTCAATTTCACCATCTTTAAATGGCAAGGATTCCTTACGTATATCGCAAATCAAATCAGGATTGCATGATTTCTCAATGTCTACGTTAATGAAGTCTTCTAATTTAGACTCACCGCAACCATAATTTAGTTTCATAATTGTTTTAATGATCTAAGAATATGCTGCTTATCACGAAGAACTGTATTCTCTTCAGATTTGCCAACTAAAGACTCCATAATTTCCATCTCGCGTAATTGAATGCCTACATGAAGCTCTTTAAATAAATCTATTGTGTCATACTCAATTGGTTCTGGCGCCATCAAATGGCCACATTTAATTCCAGTATGTACAAATATTCCTGGCGGAGGGTCTAATGTAGTTTTAGCTTTTCCGCAGAAAAAGACATCTTCTGTCATATTTGGATAAGTAATAAAATAAGGAGGTTCCATTGCTTTTAAAACGCCTATTTTAATTAAGCATAAACTAAAACCAACTGCATCGCATTCAGCTAGCTCTATTAATTTACCGTCCTCATCTTTAGGCAAATCATCAAAATGAGGCAGTCCTCCTTTATCATCTTTCTTAAATGCCATAACATGAAATGGAAATCCACGGATAATTACTAGACCAGCAACTATATCTTTATCTGCTTCAAGGAGTAAAGGAATTGCATTCTTTGGTAATACAACATCGTCATCAATGAACAATAAATAATCACAATCTAAGCTTAGCGCGTTGGCCGCGGCCATATTTCTAGCCCTATCAATAGACATTCTATGCGGAGTGCATAAAATAAATGTTACTTCAGGATACGCAACTTTAGCTGTAACTAAGGCTTCAATATGCGATGCATACGCCTGCGATTGGACGCTAGTCAACGTATTAACTAAAACTAAAATTTTCATATTATTTCTTTTAGGGGAGCTTAATGCTCCCCATTAAAAAGGTTAGAATGCTCTAATTATACAGCGAAGGGCGGTCGAAGAAACTAATTGAGTGCCAACGCTAGAAGCAATTGTAGTAGCAGAGGCTACTGTTCCAGCAGCACGAATTAGATAATTTACAAATCTGTCGGGGAGTGTCAAAGTCTGGGCAGCATTTGTCGCTGCGCTAGCAATTGTCTGAATGATGCTCGCAGCTTCTCGCGTAAATCCTTGAAAAGTTGCGCCTGCATTTGTTTCAGTAACAACACTGAGCAAATCATTCACTGCAATTGCAGCATACGACGGCCAAACCGCAGAATTATCTGAACGAGTAGCAAGAATTACTCGAACATCATCATAGATGCCATACCCAAAAGCATCTCCCATGCGCAATGTTTCAACATCTTGCATTGCAACGCCTGCAAAAAAGATTTGATTAACTAAAGCTAATGCTTCAGCAGAAACTGCATCACATCCTACAGTTCCCGCAGCATCTGGCTTATAGAATACTGGTGCGCCTTTAGGAATTGTGACTTCTCCAACATTCCTAAAAGTAGGCGAAATAAACTGTCTTTTCTTACCTAAAGTCTGCGATTTCATTTTTTCTCCTGATATCTTTTTCTAAGTTTTCTCCATAGTACTTAGGTCAGGTCCTAGCAGAAGAGAAGTTCTTCAAGATAAGAGACAGCGGCTTTAGGTGCCATAATCTTGTTAGCTAAATGCTAAAAACTTCCCTTCTGCTAAGCTCTAGGCGACTGTTAATGTTCTTGCAATATCTCCCCAAACGCCGTGCTTCCGACGATTTGTAATTGTGGGAGATCCCATCCATCCAATATGGGCAAGACGCGAATCACCCTTGATGGGCTTAACAAAGGCCTTTCCAGATTCATTAAGAATCATATCAAAATCCCTTTCAGGAATATATCTCATCCTAAAGAACTTTGAATTGATCGCTAGCATAGTTCCCTTATTGCCACCGCCAGCAGAAGTGTCCTTAAGCTGGTTGTCAATATCAGGAACTTTCTCATCCATTACCAGCAGCGGGCGGCCTCCAAATGGAACCTTAATATTGGTGAAAGGAAAGTCATCATCACCGTTAGTATTTCGGTACCTTTGATAAAGTGCAAATGCCGCTAATTCCCAAGTCACCTGATCACAAATATACAGATCGGGCGGCCCGCCTGAACCTAAAGCGCAGGTATTATGGAAATTTAGCCATTCTGCCAAAAAGCCATCATACGTGGTAGCGGAAGATGTTTTTGTAACGTTCCTCCACCATGTACTAGTGCTCTGATTAATATTTCCAATAAGCCTTGACGTTGTTGGTGTATAATCGATTAAACTCCAAATAGGCTCAATAGCCAAAGCCCCTGTTGCACCAACTTTAGGAGTTCTAAAAGCCCCCTCGCCTGCTCCCCACATTAATGCCTGAGCAAATCCTTCTTGAATGCCAAGCTCAGATTGCATGATCTTAGTCTTTACAAGATTGTTCAGCATCCGCTTATTCTGAATAACTTCTTTCATTGAATAAGTGATCGGAGAAGCCTGTTGTCTTGCTTCAAAGATGGATTGCGTTATACCATCAGTCGGAGTATCTGGTAATTCATCATATCCATCATACCAATCTGAAGGTGCATATTCGTACATCAAATTTTCACGAATATCTGTTCCGCCTTCATATGCCTCATAGAGCCCTCCCTTTACAATCTTGAACAGGAATGCATTTCCTGCTCCGATATTATCTACAATAGTAGACTTATAAAATGGGAGAGATTGAGAAAAGAGTGAATCCAGATAAGTCGTAACGTCTGATGGCGCGCTTGTATCCCCAAATGTTACCGAGGCATATAAAGCACCTTCATAATCCCCTGCGAAAAGGAGATATATGCCATAAATCTGAAGAGAAATAGAAGTAATCCCCCTCAGAAATTTCCAAAAACTTGGTTTGCTCATTTAATTTTCTCTAAAGCTGCTGCAATTGCTTCGTCTAAAGTCATTTTTTGTCCTGTCACACCGCTGCCTTTGGCATGACTCTCAGATGCTAATCTACCAGAAGCATCATTTCGATTACGAGCAATTCTTTCTTCAGTATCTAACAGTTTACTATTTCTCTTGACTAAAACTTTACCTAACTTCGAGGCGGCTGCATGAACTAAATTATCAAAATATTTCTCGGGGTCAGTGTCATCCTTGATTGGAAAATCATCCATGATTTCCAATACTTTCCTTTGCATTGTTGCATCTACATTGGTGTAATTCTTATTGAATGCATTATCTGTTGCAGTGTTTATTCTATTCTGCAAATTATTTTTATCGTTTTGGGCAATCTTATCTGCAAGCCCTCTATTCTTTTCTTCGGCCACAAGTTCGGCCGCATCAGTTATTGCTAATGCAAGTTTTTCGCTAAGAAACTTGTAATCTTTTCCTAAATGCTTTGATACTACCGCGTTGACTTTATCTTTTAAAGTATCCGCTACTTTTTCAGGCTTCTCTTCAAAAGAAACATTTAATTGCCTTGCAAGAGAAAGCAATGTTGCTTTAGAAGTGGATGGATTCTTTAATTCTCTAAGCAGCCTAAGCCCATCATCAATTTCTTGTTGCTCTTCAGCAGATATTTCTTCAGTTTCTTCAACTTCTTCGATAGTTTCTTTAGTTTCTTTAGTCTCTTTAACTTCACCTGCCTTAGTAATTGCTTCGTCAAGAGTTGCCGTTTCCTTTTTGTCGCCTCCGCCCCCCGTGGCCGCGGCATCATCAAGAAGAATTGTCGGAATTCTTTTAATATGCGTTAAACTCATAATTACCTCTTTGAAAATTTAGTCATTGCCTTATCTTTAATACTATTCATCAACGATGATGCCATTCGCTTACGTGGCTTTTTCTTAGTCTTCTTTCTAAGATATCCTTCAGGATTATTTTTAGGCATTTTATCCTATTTGTTTAGCAAGTTGCGTGTCTACTTCAACTTGCGGATTTGGGTTAGCATTTAAAACTTGCATAGCTGTATTGTTTGCGTTTTGTCCGTCTGGTCCTCCGCCTTGCGCAGACTGTCGACCAAACATATTTAATAATGCCAATTGCTGCATCTTCTTTATAACTGTTTCATTCCTGTAACCAGATACGTATGCTGCTTCTCTAATAAGCGACGGATCAAGCGCAATTTCAGGAAATTGTTTAACAATAGTTAAGAATTTAATAAACTTCATCTCCTGTTCTTGTAGTCTTGCAGGAGTCGCATTATTAATTGCTATTTCAATATCCATATCATAGCCATCGCTAATGTCTTGCGCAGTAATATAATTATATACTGGTTTCATCGCCTGCACTTCACCAAGAAATGGTTCTGGAGGATCTCCAGAGACTTTAGCCCATATACCTTCAACGAATCGTTCTTGAAAAATTAAAACGCTTTCTCTAATAGAGCCAACTAAAAAACTAGAAAAATCAAGTTGTTCTACGGATTCACGTATTTGCTCTCTTAGATCGCCAATTCGGGCCGCGGTAGCAGTTTCTCTATCGCTTCCTCCCCTAGCTGGTATACTTACTCCAGTAATAATATTTATATCATTTAATGATACATTTAATGCTTCTGCGATACTAATACCAATTTCAGGATTACCTATAGGTCTAATAGCATTAGGTTCCTTTACTTCAATTATTTCCCCATCAATTTCATTAGTAAATTTTTCTAGCTCTTCGGGGGCTACCCTTCCTTTAGTTTGCTCAAATTTACGTGTGAATCGTGCACGATAGCGGCGCATTTGCTCACGTGAACGATTAATTTCATCTTGTGGCGATATCCACTGCCATGCCAGCGGAATAGGATACCATCCTGCATCATCGCCGGACGGCTGCCTAAAGTCCCATCTAAGGTCATTAAAAGGTAGCCGCTCAAAATCGCCTTTCCAAATTACTTCATAATTTCCACTATCTAAAATAAGCAGCTTTTCTTTATTATAATTGTCCCAAATTTTCCATACTTTCAGTAGATCAGCATTAAAGAGTTTACTATAAAATTCAGCAGATCCTCTTTCAACACCTAAAGTTGATGCTATATCACCATAATCCGCAGAGCTATACTTTACTTTATATTCATCTGGAATCTTAATTCCCTTAGTTTTCTCTAAGGTAGTTCTTGGAAGAAATTCATAGTATCCGCACCAAGAGCAATGTTTCAAAAAGAATGCATCGTTTGCTGAAACTCTAAAACGATTTGCACGAATATGCTTAAAGAATACACGTTCATTTACAGGAACTTCGATATCATTTATAACTCTATCTGAAGTTGAATCAGGATCATTATATTTAGCAGTGATTAGTGGAGTTTTATGCGGATTTCCCCAATCTGCAGCATATCCTGTTTCGATTATACCAAATCTAGTAAATGAATCAAGCGCAGCAAGTTTAGAAGTTGGAACAAATAAAAGATTAGGATTTTGTAATATTGCATTTGCAATGTCCTGCTTTAACGCCGCGGCCGGAAAAGCTAATTCAGGATTCCAATCTGATCTTGAAGGGTTTGCAGTAATTAATGCTGTAGGGGACTGGTATAAGATATTTGCTAATTTAACCTTAATTGTATAATAGATCAAATTTAATGTATATGGAAGATAGTTTGTATGTGTAAGCGTCCATTGGAATCCTTCAACATATTTATCTAGCATCTTGCATTTAAAAGTATTCTCCCATTCATTATAATATTTGTTTGCCGCCGGAATTCGCGCGGCCCAAGGGGACTTATTAAAGGGCATTATATTCCTTACCTGTTCTCATCATCTCTACTAATTCCTTTGCTCGTTGGCCTACATCATTATACCATTTTGAATCTACCATCTCATCAGCAGCTTTCTCATAATGGCTTATCTTAAGCGCTGCTAGCATCTTTTTAAAGCCAAGAAGTCTGGAGATTCCTAAATTAAAACACATGTTTGCAACCACTTGAAGTCGTACTGAATCTAAAGCTAAAACCCAAGGCAATGATAAATTAAGTTCTTTTATAACACGTGAAATATCATTGTCTAGAAGATATAATGCTTCTGCTTCCGTAATTCCAACGGCCTCTAGATTTCGCCCAATGCCAATTGTTAAATATCCTGCAGGGCAACGATAAACTTTTTTAGCTAATCCTTCATGCTTTATTAGTTGATCTTTAAGTTGCCGTCGCATCATCTTAATTTCCTTGTGAAAGCTCTATAGAACCAACCTTACGCTTAATAAATCTATTTAATGCAGCAAAACTTCTTGCAGGAGGTTTTGGTTTGGTTTCTATTAATCCTGTATTATGCATCCCAATAGAATATCTTAATGTATCATATGCGTGGTCTACTCTACCTTTATCGCGTGCTTCTGAATAAACTTTCTTGCCATTTTCTTCGCTTAATAATTCTCTTCGTTGAGCCTTTGTTTGGTTAATTATTTCGCGGCATCCATATGGATATGCTGTACACTTTTTAATAAAGTAAATTCCTGGCGCGGGTGACATTTTTGTAATTGGATGCATAAATTTGAGGTTAAGCCTAAGTAGTTCATTGATTCTATTTCTTGTTGCAAACTCATTATTATCAGCAGGTTGCCAATAAATTGGTGGAGCGTCTATATCATAAGTATCTGCATATTCCTTTGCGATTGTATAGAATCCAACTTCTTGCCCATTAACCTTTTGCCGAGTTACTTTAAAAATACTAGGGTCTGCAAAATCTGATACATATTCTTCGTCAAAAGAAAGGTCTGAAATATTAATCCTATTATCAGATATTAGCGTAGAAGCAATATAGTATTCCCTGTAAAAAATATGCACCTGATTTATTGCAGCTTCCCAAGTGCAACATGTTACTCCAGTATCTCCGTGATCTAATATTCTATAAAGGGCCGCGCGAAGTTTAAGCGTATTTAAAAACTTGTCCCAAAACTCTTGGCCATGCTCGTTAATAATCTCTTCAGGATCAATAATAGAATCCTTTAAAACTTTGTGAATTAAGGCTCTTGGAGTGCCCGTTTTTCCTTTAACATATTTATTAATCCATTCTTCATCACGATTAAGCATTTGCTCATATGTATGCTCATCATACATACTAGCATCAGTTTCTCGATGGATATAAAAATGAGTTTTAGATGATTGCCTTTCTGGAGACTCTGGATTATACCTTCTATAAGTCCAATGGAATTCATCTTCGTTAGATGGATTACATAAACAATCCATGTAGTTGGGTACTAAGAAATTCCCATATTGCGGATGCCGCGGCCACTCTGTTGATTTAATTACTAAGTCTTTATATTCATTAGAATCTTTAGGAATTTTAATTAGTTCAGCTTTTAATGCTAAATCTTTTATTTTAGACTCCAGTAACCAAAGCGGGACTTGCGCTTTATCCCATCTACCAACTCTTGCATCAAAGACCAGGTATAAAGATTCTCTAGTCTCTTCAGCTTGGTCAATTAATGCCGAATTAAATTCAAGGCCGCGTAAATCTTGTTCGTCTGCTGTGTCCAAATGTATCCAATATATAAATGATTTATTTAATAATATTGTAAAGCCAACCTGTTCATCGTGGCGATATACAAAATCTGGAGGGCAAATCTTCTGAAAGGTCTTCATTGTTGTCATCCTGAGGACCTTATATTTTTGTCTTGCAATAGCCATTCCATAATTTGGAAAGGTTGCAAGATGAATCATCGCTCTTTGACAAGCTGCATAAGTTTTACCGTTACCAAATCCTCCATCAAATAAACCATTTCTTTGTTTATGAAAAGCAAATTCTTTTTGTTCTTCATTTCTAAATGAAATATCAATTTGCACTAGATAATTCTTTTAAAAGTTTTAAGACTTTGATTTCTAAAGAATCAATTTTATTTTTTACGGCAACGAGTTCAGTACGAGTATCCATGAGATCAGAAGCTAAATCTAAAACAAAAGAGTAAGGTAAATTATCATGATTTGCACAAATTTCTGTTAACTGTTCATCTGATATTCGTTTAGCCATTTAAACAATTTTAATCGTAAAAGAGATTGCCCAATATCCATCGACATCATCAGGGCGAAATCCTAATCTGCCATGAATATTCATGTTTAATATTTCTACAGTAGCAGTTATAAACCCCTGGCCAACCCACCATTCATCAGGTTCTGGAATAGGCTTTTGTGTTTTAGCGTTGCCAAGAAGTTTAACTTGAGGAAATACTGCATCATCAACCGGAATCCATATAGTATATTCCCTACGAACCCAACTAAGCAAAGATATCCAGTCAACATGTGTACGTGAAAGATTTGGATGCAAAGTAAAGAAGGATTCTATTTCAGAGGAGGGCCGCGTAGAAAGTAAAACCGCGCCGGACGGCCCAAAAGCAGTACCAAAAGCAACTATAACAGTTTGAACAGGAACAACTAAAATTCCGCGAAAGAAGTTTAAAATAATGTTTAGCATTAATATTGATCTTCGTAAGATCCCCCTGTCTTTCGTTTTTCAATATCATCAAGATCAACGATAAATGGAAAGACATTAATGTACCTAAGATTCATTATTTCACAATGATTTCTTGCACGTGACCTTGCTTCAATCAAATTGCCTTTAAAAGGAAAGACTCTAGTCCCTGGCCGAGATGTACTAGGACGATTAAGGGATACAAAGTGAAGAATAAAAAATCTTTCCTTATTATCAGGTAAGGTAACTTCTTTCTTAATCTCTTTGGCTGTTGTAGTCATAATTCCTTGTCTAATTCAATATTATTTGGGTATATCATTTGAAACTCTTTTACAATATCATGCTCAGTTTCATTCATTGAAATGAACTGAATATGATGAATTGTAATGTCAGCGTCTTCAATAAAATTAGTTATTAAAAACACTGCTGCCTTAAAATCAAAATCATTAACTACTGGCTTGTTAAATTCAATTTGAAAAATCATTTTGGTGTAAGTAAGTTTATCATTGTGTTATTATCTGCTCCAGCAATGATAATATTTACAACTGGTGATTTCTTTGTTGTATCCTCTAAATCAAGTTCTTTAAATACTTCCCCTACTTGTAATGCTAACTTAGCTGCGTTCAAACGACTTGAATCTGAATCTCCAAATTTCATGATTCCAGCTACTGTCTTAGCAGCTTCTGCAACACCTGCACCGGAAGTATCAAATAAATTTTTAGCGTTGCTAAGTATATCTTGCTTTGAAGGCTTACTGTTAATTACGCCAACTTCTCGAAGTATTTCTGTAGCAGTATCTTCATCAGGTAAACGTAAAAATTCATCTGAAGAAAGCTCTTTATTAAATGGTTTAAGTGTACTCATTTCTAATCTAAACCAAAGCTTAGGCTAAGATTAACTCGCGGGCGGCCGTCTCAACTTTATCGTCAAGAAAATTATCTAATGGAGAGTTGTTAATCTTCTCCATAATATATTCGTAGTATTCCATGTTTTCAGCGTTTTCCACTTCTAATCTCCCCTGAAAGAACCATTACCTTATCACGAACTTCTGCTAAACTAACACGTAGCTTTTCTAATTCATGTTTAGTATCAGCTAAAAATGCGTCCCATGCGCCAATACGCCTTCCAATAGCAATAATTGCAATAACTAAAGCGATGTTTGTCGTTGTATTTAAAACTTGATTTAAAAAAGTAGCTAAATCAGTATTAGAAACAAGGTCCATGCTTATTAAATTCCTTTAATTGTAACTGAATGAACTTTAATTTTACGCCCCGCGGCCGTCTTTGGCGTCGATATTTTAGGAAAATTAAATTTACTTCTTTCGCATAATGTGATTTTCTTGCATCCATCTGCTAGAAAGACTTTTAAACTTCCTCCAGGAAATTGTGGCCATAAAATATTTGGCGGGATCTCTATATCAAGTTCTAGTTCTTCTACCGCCCCCGTTGATTTGTTTCGCGGCGAGGGAGCAATTAAAAAGAAATCTTGAATAGTTTTACCAGATTTATATTTTTCTTCTAACTTTTCATAAATCCAGTGTTTTATATTTGGATCGTTCATGATTTTCCTGGTCCTCTAGCGCACTCGTAGTGTAGCACACCCTCGCGGCTGTGTCAAGAACTTTATCTCCTGTGTTTTCAACAGTTTAGGCCCGCCGAGGGCGGGCGAGAGAAAAAAAATTTTTTTAATTTATAACTATATTTGTGCGTGTGCGCCTGCGTCTGTGTCTGTGTTTGTGTCTGTGTCTGTGTCTGTGTTTTTACAGTAGGTATATATTCCTACCGCTATAAGATTGGGGGAATCCCACCTTGCTAAAGTAACTGAGATTACGATCGCATAATGGGATTAATTACATGAATTTCAGCAATTACATGAATTATATGAATGGGATTAATTACATGAATTATAGGAATTACATGAATTATAGGAATCACGGAACCGATCTGCCAGCCGAAAAGGAAGTTCAAAAAAAAGTGAAAAAGAAGTGAAAGAAAAGTGTTGACATAGCTGATTGCCTCTGGCATTATAGGCATAGTTGAAAGTACAGTTGAAAACGTAACGGAGGGTACAAACATGAAAGAAGCGACTGAGTATTGTTCGCAATGTGGACAGTTAATCAACCCGCAAGATGGCGACGAAAACGTCTTCGTATGCGTATGCCGGAGGTAGCATGAAAGATCTTATCAAATTGATCGGACGACGCGCTGAGATCCGTGTCAACGGCTGGTTGATCCTAGGCCGCATCACAGACGTTAAGACAGCCTACGGGACGGCCAAAGTCGAACTAACGCAAGAGATCAATGAAGCTGAAGAAATCAGCCAATGGGTTAACCTCGAATCAATCACTCTGAGTTAGGAGAAAGACAAAAAATGAAAGAAGTTCATGGAGCAGAATATCATGCCCACGCTAATAGCATTGTATATGCCCACGCTAATAGC